GTTGCGGTCGATGACCATCTGCCTCACGCCCGACCAAAGAGGGACTTCGCGCGCTCCGCCAACGTCTGCTGGTGCGCCAGGTCCACCTTCGCCAGCTTGCCCGAGTCCAGCGACTGCTGGAGCATCGCTTCCAGCTTGTTGAGGAGCGACAGCATCAGCCACAGCTTTTCGCGGCCTTCCAGGTCCCTTGCGGGTGACTTTGTCCATTGGTCGGTGATCTCCGTTCGATAGTCAGTGAAGACTTGTTGAAAAACCTCGTTCTCGAGCACTTCTTTCGCTCGGTCGGCCTGGTAGATGCGCTGTTCGATGGTCATACCGATAGCCCTGCACCGATTTTCTCGGACATGATGCCAAGCTCTGCGCTCTGGCTTTGGGATTGCGTCTGCAGTGGCATCACAAACACCGGCCGTGCGCCGATAGCCTGACACTTGATTGCGATCTGGTACATGGCTTTAAGCCAGCGGTTGTAGTTGGCGACGCCGAAACTATTACGGTCGTTCACGAAATACTCGATGACGACCACATTGGGATTGAGTGGCGCCACCTGCGAATCGAATTGCGCGAGCCCCCACTCGGAGGTCTGGCCGCCGAGCGCGACCGTCGTGACGGACCCCGTCGTGCCGCCGGCATCGATCTGCGCCTGGGCGATCTCCAAGCCGATCCCGCCCGAATACCGCGCCGACCATGAGTCACCGAGCTGGACTACCTTGTCGTTCGGCCCGATGACGCGGTCGGTCCAGGTGGCAGAGCGGTCAAAGGCCCACCAGGTCAGATCACCGAAATCGATCTGGGTCGAAACCGCTGCAGTCGTCGTGACCTCGATAACCCCAGTCGTTGCACCCGAGAACGGCACGGCCACGCGAGTGAAGGCGGTATAGGTCTGGTTGAAGGTCTCAACGCCATCCAGCAGCACGCGGACCCTGAACGGTCCTGAGCCAATAGCCAGGCCCGCGAACAGCTCGACATACCCAGTCAGCCCAGTAAGCGTGGCCGTGTGGCTCACCCCTAGACCGGCAAGCGCCGTGTTCAGGTAGCTCACGACATTGCCACGGGCATTCCAGTAGCTGCCTGCGCCGGTGCTGGGGAAGGCATTGCGGGAGAGCTGGTAGCCCACGAAGGGATTGCCGCCTACCTTGGTCCAACCAGAAGCAGCGTTCGCAGGCAAGCGGGCCGCATACCGAAGACGATACCCATCCGCATTCGTGGCGGCGAAGATCCTTCGAGCCAGGGCCTTGTATCCCTGCAATCCGTAGTGCTGGCCGTTGATTTCACCACTCAGGGCGGCCAAGTTCTTGGCCGTTGTCGTCGCACGGAGCGGGGGCGCGATGGCAATGGACGTCGCCGTGATCCCGCTGGCGGTGTAGAGGCCGTACGTTCCATTGTCGTGCAGGATCGAGCACCCCCATGTGCCTGCCCCTTGGGTTGTGTTGAATCCTGTTCCGGTGAGCGTAGAGTCTCCAGCCGCTCCGCTCACCGTGATGTTGAATATCCGATTTCCCTCGGAGTCTGCGGCGACGGTCGCGTATCCCGTGGGGATGTTGTAATTCTGACCGTTGAAGGTGTTCGAAGCCCATCCCTCGATGAACGCCGGCATAGGCTTCGTCGGATCACTTATCTTGGCAAACAATGCGGCGATCTGCTGGTCAGTTACCCGATCAACCTGCGTGTAAGACCCCGCAACCTTGTCGAACACCCCAGCGACAGCCGTATACACCCCCGCCTTTTTGGCGAAGATGGCCACGGGGTCGGTGTAGACGCCGCCCTTCTTTACCTTGATCGTCATGACGTCAGGCGGTTTGAATCCAGATCGTGCCGTCTGGGCGGCCGTCTGCATCTACTGGAGCGGACGGCGAGAGCAGGAAGCTCGATGGCGAAGCAAGCACTGTCGCCTGCTCGTAGGAAAGAGGTGCCTGGTTGGCAGTGATCTTGAACGAACCGCCGCCCACGTAGGGGCCGAAGGACCGCGTGTCGCCGGCCACCGCAACCACCGTGCCCGCTGGCAGCTCGATCTTGTATTCACCGCCATGGGCGACGATGGTCACGATGTCCGACGATGCCAGCGTCAAAGTGACGTTGGAGCCTTGAGCAAGAGTAGGCATAGTTGTTCCGTTTTGTGGTTGTCAGGTCACGTCGCCCGTGAGATGGCGGTCGTCATTGCTTGAACTCCCAGAGCGCACCGTCCGGCCCGCATTCATCAGTGCCAGGCAGCGCCAAGCGCCGCGATTCACAGGCAACAGGTTGGTTCGTTTCCGCGTCGTTCTTGAGCATGCAGAACACGCGATCTGAGGCCGATCCGACCTCCGAGCCCTTCACGGTCTTTCCATGAGCGCACTTCAGGCAGATCCTCATTGCTGGACGTCCGCCGCAATTTCGTTGGTGGACGCCTGGGTGGCGGCATCGTCGAGCTTGGCTTTGCTCATGATGTTCGCCACCTGGATCTTCGTAGCGGCCTCGAGCTGGGCCTTCTCCCACAGGAACGCCTGATCGCGCTGGTGCGCTTGGTCGGCGTACTGCATCTTCAGCGTGGCAAGCTGGGCCTCGTTCTGCACCTTCATGGCGTGCTGCTCGGCTTCCGAGCGCTGGCGGTTGTTGTCGACCTCGGCCTGCATCTGCATGCGAGCCTGTTCCAGCTGGCCCTCGTAGTTGCGTTGGGCCTCAGCCGTCTGCGCTTGGTACTGGGCCTTGAGCTGCTCAACCTGAGCATTGGCCTGCAGCTCGGCCTGTTTCGACTGGGCCGCGACCTGAGCCTTCATCTGCTCGATCTGCATCAGCCCCTGCATCTTGGCCTGCTCTGGATCGGGCTTCGGCGGCGGAGGGTTCTTCTCCGGGTCGTTGAAGTAGTCGTCCGGGTTGCGGTGGCCCATCAGCTTGATGATGTCGCTCTGCAGGTTGTAGACGTTCTTCGGCGTGGCAACACCAATCGCCATCGCATGCGCCTGAGACTGCGAGATCGCCATCAGCTTCTGAATCTGCTCGTCCTTGGAGCCGATGCCCAGGCCAACATTGATGTTGACGTCGAACATGTTGCGCCACTCGCGCGGGTCCATGTCGACCCAGGCTCCAGCGATGCGCACCTGGACCTTCTTGTCTTGATGCTGGCTGATCAGCTTGAGCATCATGCGGAACAGCTCGACGAACCCCTCAGCGAAGTTCCGGGCGATCAGGTCGACCCGCATGTCGCCCTTGTTCGTGATGATCTGGACGCCCGTAGCGGTCTGGTTGAGCGCCTTGGAGTCGTTGCCTTGTGAGTAGCGAGTCCATCCGGTGCGCTGCTCCAGATCCATTTCCAGCCACTGCATCATCTCGGTGGACGACGACAGGTCGCCCTGGCCTTGATCCAGCCGGCCGACCATGCCCGGCGCCTTGATGCGCACGATGCCGCCAGGACGCGAGGTCAGCAGGTCGTCGAGGTTCACCTGACCATCGACAGCGAAATACCGCCCGTTCACCTGCAAGAACATGTTGTCCTGCTGCGCCCGGATGGTGTTCGTCATGATCTTCTGCGACTCCATCGCCAAGTCGGCAATGGACAGCCCGAAGAACTTGTGCGGCATCGGCACCGGGGTGATCGAGATGAACGGCGCTGCGTCGCACTCCTCGTTCTCCAGCATCTCATTGCCGGCGATGGTGATCTTGCGCAGCTCGGCAATGCCGTCGCCGTTGTAGTCGCACCGCATGTACAGCTCGTTCACCCAGACCATGCGCTGTGAGTCGTCGCCCGAGTTGTCGATGCCCATGGAGGCGAACTCGTCGTCGTAGCTCAGGCGGGTCACGCGCTCGGCGTTCAGCGAGGCCGCAGCGTCATCGGATCCGATGTTGTCGATCTTGTCGCCAGCGAAGCCCATCGAGCGCAGTTCAGACAGCGTGCGAGGCACCCGATGGCCGACCATGCGGGCCGTGGCGATCGTCTTGGCCTCGCGCGAGATCAGGAACTCCTCGGGCGGCACGTTGTCGATGACCAGCTTTCCGCCCTTGCTCGAGCGCTTGAAAGCCACGTCGTAGAGCATCGCGGGCGGCTGCGAGCTGATCTGCTCAATCTGCTGCTGCAGCTGCTGGACGGCCTGCAGCGCCTTGGGATTGCCCTGGGGCGGCATACCCTGCGGCTGCTGACCCGGTGGGCCTTGCGGGGGCTGCTGGGCTGCCTGCATCGCCTGCTGGAGCTGCTGCGTCAGGTGCTGGAGCGCCTCCTCGCGGTGCTTGGCGTCCTCCTCGTCCGGGTAGCTCGTCTGTTCGATCGGCTCGACCTCGGGGTCTTCCAGGATCTGCGCCAGCTCAACCTGAGTCAGGCCCTTGTACTCTTCGCGCGACTCCTCAGTCCGCGTGTCCCACCACACCTTGACGATGCCGTTCTTCTGCAAGAGAGCGTCGTTGAACCACGTCGAGCAGATGGCGTGCCCGTTGTTCTTCTTCATGAACAGGTAGTTCAGGTAGTCGGTGCACTGCGTGGCCTTCTCTTCGTCGCCCTGCTGTGCTGGCTCGAACTCGACCACCTGCTCATCCCCGACGAACTTGGCCATCAGCGCCGGCATCATCGACATGATGGTGTTGCGCACGACCGTGGCGACGAACGTAGACCGGCCGTCGATCTCTGGGGGGGCAAGGTCAAGCTCGGGCTTGCCCAAATAGTAGATCTCGGCCTTGCGCCGCTGGTCGGCCAGCTTCCCGCCGAAATAGCCGACAGCCTGGCGCAACTCGTGGTTGGCCAGCGCCTTCAGTTCGTCGTCAGTCAGTCGTGCGGGTTTAGCCATTTGTAGGGGCGCTTCTCAGCGATGCCTTTGTGTTTATCTGCTGCCTAAGAATGGATATTTCAGCGGCTCATACGCCTTGGGCGGCTCGTAGACCACCGCCATCAGCCCGAATGCGTCAGACCCGTGGCTGGCCCAGTCGTGCTCAGGACCGAGACCAATACCGCGGATCTCGTCTTTCTTCTCGTGATACCAGCCCAGCGCATCGCGCCCGGCCTGCGTCGTGTCCTCGTTGAACCAGATCGACGGGAACAGGTTGCGCACCGCTTCGATGCGTTGCGACGCTGCGCCCTTGCCCTGGTTCGGCACCACACTGACCGTGTAGCCGGCCTTCTGTAGCGCGCTCTCATACGACACGTCGAACACCTTGTCTTGCGTCGAACCGTCGTGCGGCAGCCAGATCTGAGCCCGCTCCGGCGTGTAGCCGCGAGACCTGAGCCACTCCAGATGCGTCCCGATGGGCTGGCCGACTGCTTCGTAGTAGTCCAGCGCCCTGACCTCAAGCCCGATGAACTGCACCACCCACATAGTGAATGCGTCAGCCCTCGCCCCCGTGCCGCCGATGTCCACGAACACTCGCAGCGTCATCAGCGGGTCAGCAGGCACTCGCCCGATGCGGCCCGTAGCCTTTGCCTTGGTCAGATGCGCAGCGAAGTACGCACCCTCGACCACGGAGGCGTATGCGCCCTCCCAGATGTGCTCGTACTGATCCGGCCGCTCTGCTAGGTCGCGCTGGCGATCCCGCTCTAGCTTGGCCGGGAACTTCGGGTTGTCCCGATGGTTGAGCTCAACAATCTTGACCAGCGGATCAGTCGAATGACGAAACCGCTTCTCCACCGCCGCAGCCTTACGCTTCGGGTTCCAGGTCAGCCACAGCTCGGCATTCCAGTCGCTGTCCTCCTCACGCAGTGTGGGGATCAGCGTGGTGAATGCTTCGTCCGAAACCGGCTCCGCCTCGTCCACCCAGCACAGCAAGATCCGTCCCTTGGACTTGATGCTTGCGATATTCCTGTCCAAGCCAGCAAAAGCGAAGTGGATGCGCTCATCCTTGCTCTTGATGTACTTGTCGCCGATCTCGTAGTAGTCCAGCAACCACGGCTCAGACTCGATGGCGCGCTTCACCTCTTCAAGCGAAGAGTCTTCCAGCGAGTTCATGAACTGCCGGGCACAGAGGATGATCCCCGTCGTCCCGGCATTGCCGTGGATGTAGCCCTGCACAGCCGCCATGAGGGCGAAGCTGCGAGTCTTGGCGCTACCTCGACCGCCCCATGCGCCTCGTACGTCAGCACGCCCCTGGAAGACTGGAATCAGCTTCTCAGGAATGCTGACCTGAACAGCGCTCACTTCACCATCGGCACCAGTTCGATGCGACTCACTGTCTTGATCTCCCCGCCGCCATCTCCGACATGCTCAGCGCGCGACAGCTTGGGGATGTGGTACTCCATCACATCCATCAGCAGCTTGAAAGCCACTGCGGGGCCTTGCTTCTCATCAGCTGCGATGGCGGCCAGCCAACCCTGAAGTTGGTCGACATTTCCCTCAACGAGCTTGGCGATAGCCTCACGAGCCATGCTGGTTGCCTTGTTCGGCACACCCTTGACGCGGCCGATCCCAGCTGCTGGCGGCTTTCGCTTGGCAGCAGGCGCCACCACTTTGCTGTCAGCCACGATCAGCCTCACCGAACTTCCACTCCTGCTTCAGCATCCACGCGGCGAGCTGCTCGACAGTCGAGAAGACGAAGCAGCCTCGGGTGACGTCCTCTCCACGTCCGTATCGATCGGTCGGGGAGATGATGAAACCGTTTTCGACAGCAGAAACGCGCAGTTCGCGCAAAGGGATGGAGATCATGGGAAAGTCCAGTTGGGTGCCTTGCGGCGTGTCCATACCCCATACGACTTACCGAATGGCTGGGGTGGTGCGTTTCTCTCTCGCGTCCTGATTCCGAACGAGAGCGGTCCGGGAAGAAACCCCGCGCAGGGCGTTCAACTCCTGCACGCGCCTACAGGACTGAGGCGATTCGAAAGTGTTGCCGGGTCAGGCCCTGTTGACATGGAGTCGTGAGGTGTTGGCCTGCCCGGCGAACGGGTTGATGGCGGCCGGGAACCCCGACCCTGCGCTGTGCGCTTGACCATCGCGGCTGCAGCCTGTCAGAACGGCCGTTCTAGCTCTTGGGAGCCACAAGCTGCATGCGTGATGGAATGCAAAAGGCCCAGTGCATCGCTGCCTGGGCCTTATTTTGGAGGCACCTCTGCCGTCCGAGCGCGATTTTGGTTGCTCGCAATCTAACTGTCAACAACTATTTTGCGTGCCCTCAACATTTCGTCGGCAACGATGTAAGCCCCCTCGCAGACCAACGATATATCCTCTGGCTCCCGTTTGGGGCGAAACCTATGGTGGGCAAGTATCACCTTCATAGCCTCGATGGCGATGTGGTCGCGCAAGGAGACATTGGTTAGGGTGAGTAGTTTTTCGTCCATGCCGCCATCCTAATCCCCCTCACAGCACCCCGGCAGAAACAAGGCGGCGGGACAGCATCGTCCGCGCCTCCATCAGCACGGCCCCACGTTCGAGGCTATCGACCGGCAGCTTGGGGTTGCTCCAGACAGAGGCGCCAGCATGCAGATTGCGCGCCAGCGCATAGATGGCGCTCCTGTACGGCCGCGTCTTCGGCTCATCCGGCAGTTCGTCGACCTGAGCGTCGATCGTCTCCATGGTCGAGCTGCTCAGC